AGCGTATGGCAAAATTTTTAGACAGTTACAAAGAATACGAAGAAAATGGCAAGCCAACCATCTACAATCAACCAAATGTAGTTGATTTGTCTATTTGACTAGAATTATTTGATAACATATTTGTATGAACCCATACAAAATAAATGGCCCAGCATTAATAAGTTTTAGTGGTGGTAGAACTTCTGGTTTTATGCTTTGGAATATTATTCAAGCTTATAATGGAAAATTGCCAAATGATGTTCATGTAGTGTTTGCTAATACTGGAAAAGAAGCTCCTGAAACTTTAGATTTTGTAAATGATGTATCAAAAAAGTGGGGAGTGCATATAAATTGGCTAGAGTTATCGATACATAAAGAACGGCCTATTTGGAGAACAAAAGAAGTAACCTATAAAACCGCCTCGAGAAAAGGCGAGCCATTTGATATGTTGATAAAAAAACAGCCTTTTTTACCAAATCCATCTATGAGATTTTGTACTTCTGAATTAAAAGTAAATGTAATGAAAAGAATGATGCAAATGATGGGATATAAAGAATGGTTTAATGTTGTAGGATTGAGATATGACGAGCCAAGAAGAGTTGCAAATATTAGAAATCAAACAAACAACAAATGGATTAGTGTTGCACCTATGTATGATGCAAAACATACAATAAGAGATGTTATTGATTTTTGGAAAAAACAAAACTTTGATCTTGCTTTAAACTCTTATGGAGGCAAAGCCCCAGCAGGAAACTGTGACCTTTGTTTTCTCAAAGGCATGGACACTACTATTAAAATATTAAAAGAGAGACCAAAATTAGCTGACTGGTGGATTGAAAAAGAAAAAGAGGTCGGAGCAACTTTTAGAAAAGATAGACCTAATTATATAGAGTTGTTAAATATTAGTAAGCGACCTGGAGAGCAAACTTTATTTGACGATGATGACCAAATGACTTGTTTTTGCCACGATTAAAATAGATAGCAAAATTTAGGGCCCTTTTTCCAAAATCGACCTCACTCGGCTTTGTTCCTGCGCATATCTGTGGCTGGTCTAACGTCTAGCATTTAAAACAGCAAAAATTAAACTACGAGCGTCTGATAGCCCCCTATAGGGTTTGTTGAAATATTAAGTAAGAAAGGTATGAGCGCGGAGTTTTATGAATGATGATGGCGCCCCGCGCTCATGGTCGATGAAGAACCGCCATCAAAAATATTTACAAGCTTGGCTTTTTAGGTTTTGCCTCGCTATTACTAACACCCAAGTCAGGAACATCGTCCTTTGGTGGGAAGCTAGTATCTGAGCTAATAGGTTGGTAACCCTCAATCCTATTATTATCGCCAGGATAATCAGGATTGTTGCTGGCCTCAATACCAACAATAGCTTCCACTTTGAGCCCTTGTAATGCAGACGCATTATCTGGAGCCTTGTCCATGTCAACAGCTTTTAACAAAGAGCCGAACTGTCGTCCTGCAATTTCTCTGACCATATCTTGTTTGTCAGTATCGCTGTTTTCATACCAAAGGTTAAAGTTATCTCGCAAGATCCAACCTGCAAATTTTTCTCCAACCACTTTAGCCTCTAAAGCCAGGTATGGGTTACCCGCTTTCGAGTCTTTCTTTTCGCAACTAGATATTTCCACCGTGTAAATACCTTCTGGTATAGTGCTCGATGGATCTTCAAAGCTGATTTCTACATTATCAAAATCACCCATTTTTATCTTCTCCTATATCGAAGCCTAGTTTTTTAATAATAAGCGTTAAGTCGGGGGCCTCGAAATCATCCAACTTACCACTTCTATCTTTAGCAATGTAATTAGCGCCGCCGACAGTCTGCAACCATCGTTCAGGAACTTTCTTACCTTGCTCATTTTCTTCACCCTCAAAGATACGCAAAGCCAAAACCTCATCAAAAAAGTAAGGTATTTGGACAGGTAGCTTTGCACCAACCATCATTGGTTGATAGTGAAATGCGCCTGTTTGCTCGTCACGAAGTTTATCCTCTTTCGCAACAAAGATAACATGCACTTTTAAATCTCTAAATCTACGCATCGTGCGGGTCATCACTTCAATGACTTCGCCGTAAGCTCTACGCGGATCTTTTGATTTAAGTTTTTCTGAAGCCAACAATATTTCAGACATTTCTGTGACACTATCAAGGCAAACTGTATCGTAATCCAGCTCCCCTTTCTCTAATGCAACAGCAATCTCTTCGATGTCGCTTGCTTCTTTAACCTCTATGGCATCAACATTGGTAGCGCCTTTGATGGACAAAAGCCCTGCTTCCATACTGATTATTAGAGTTTTACCTGGTGCGGATGCACAGGCGGTTGTTTTACCCGCTCCTGACGCACCATAGATAAGAAGCTTGGCTCCTTGTTTTTCTACTAGATTGTTAGGATCGGTGATTCTTTCACGTATAGACATAAGTCCTCCTTTTTTTTATACAGGGTATTTTAATTCATGTAAAAATAAAATACAATAAGCGGAATAAGAAAAAAGACAAAAAGTTATAGGAGAAGAAATGTCAACGAAATTACAAAAACAAAATCAATGGATAGCTAATTACTATTTCAGACTTTTTGAACTGACAAAGGTTAGTTTACATGAAATAAGTAAAATAGTAGAGCCTGAATATAAGGAGAGAAAGGTGGAAAGACACACACTTAAAGAATACATCGAGTTCCTCGGCACTGACGCTGCTGCTGAACTTTTTGGTTGCCCTGTAGCTACAGTTAAAAGCTGGCGGTATGGACATCGCCAACCAACTGTTAAACAAGCAAAACTTATAATCAAAGCTACTGGCGGCAAACTTGATTTTGAATCAATATACGGCCCTGTGGATGAAATTGAAGCTTAATAGTGTTCAACATACAAGTAACATCGCAGGATTCTGCGTTGGACCTAGCACTTGCCTATGCAGAACATGGCGTAAGCGTAGTACCTTTACAGAGACATAATAAAGTACCACCCAAAGAGCTAGGCGGTTGGGAGCAATACAAAACCCAGCAACCGACGACGGAACAAATAAACAAGTGGTTTGGAAATCGCAATGACCTAGTGGTTGCTTTGGTATGTGGCGACTTTATTGTTGCCGATGCTGATACTCCAGAGGCCGTAGCTTGGGCAGATAAAAATCTACCTGTAACTCCATTTAAAGTAGCAACAGGCAAAGGCGTTCACTATTACTATAACAATCCAGAAAACTTTACCACCTATGTAGCCAAAAGAACCACAGAGGGTGATCCCGCAAAGCTAATTGATATAAGGGGAGCAGGCGGTCTTATTATTGCCCCCCATAATATTCATGCCAACGGCAATGTCTATAAGCCAATAGTTATACATGATTGGCAGTTAGATGATGTCAGCGATTTGCCGAACTTTACCAAAGAACTTTGGGTAATGATTACTGGAGCTGAAAAGGCCAATGGCAATCCTATACAAACGCCTTTTTCTTTAGACGGCGTTAGCCAAGGTTCAAGGAACGACCAAGCAGCTAGATTGGCTGGATATTTGGTCGCTAAGAATCTTAATACAGACTTTGTGCATTTTTTTGTTAATGCTTGGAACCAACAAAATGTTCCGCCCTTGCCTAACTCTGAGATTGAAACAACTGTTAATAGCATACAAAAAACCCATGATAGAAAAAACCAACAAGCCCCAGCTTACATATCCAAACAAGTTAATATTGCAGAACCAGTAGATTTATTTAGTCCACCAGGCATATTAAAAGACATTTTCGATTACTCAGAACAGGTAGCTCAAATATCTCAGCCTGCACTTAGCATGCAAGCGTCTTTGGCTTTAGGATCTGTAGCACTTGGGCGTATGTATAAAACAGATATGAATAATTTTTCATCTTTGTTCTTCATGTGTATTGCTAAATCAGGGCAGGGTAAAGAAAATGTAAAAACAGTTATAGAGGCTATCTTAGAACAAGCGGATTATTTAGACCTTATGGCGGGCGATGGTTATACCTCTAGTGGCGCTATCTACTCTTTGCTTAGATACAAGCCAACTCATATAACAGTAATGGACGAGTTTGGTAAAAGGCTTGAAAGTATATCTAATTCTAGCAACTCCAACAAAGAAGATGCCTTACAAGTCCTGATGGAAACTTGGGGTAGGTGTCATGGTATCTTGCGTCCAGATAACTACTCGATGATGACTCTCACTCAAAAACAACAAAAGGAAGCCCTTGATAGGTCAACGGTTAAACCAGCTATTACCTTGGTTGGTATGAGTGTGCCAAAGAATTTTTATGGTGCTTTATCTACAGGCCGTATTGTCGATGGGTTTCTTAATAGATTTATAGTAGTCGAATCTACTCTGCCAAGAGTCGTTGGTAAGATGAAGAAGTTTGTCAAGCCACCCAAACCTATATCTGATTGGGTGGTAGGTATTAGAGAGGTGCGCGATGAAATGGAGCAAATATCAAGAGATAACGCTGAGTTAGATTTCAAGCAACGCCTTATAAGTTTTAGTGATGAAAGTAAAATACTTTTAGAAAAGCTTGCCTACGATCTTGTTGACCGACAAAACAAATTAGAAAAAGAGGGGCTTGAAGTATTGCTTTCAAGAACTAGAGAAAAATCCATGCGGCTTGCAATGATATGTGCTTTGGCAGATAACAGATATGCAAAAAAGATAGAAGCACCATTTACCAAGTGGGCAATAGATTATGTGATGTATTACGACCAAGTATTAATCGAGGCTTGTCGCGACAAAGTTGCAGGTTCAGAGATGGAGGGTCGTATCAAACAGATACTTAGCTTTATCAGATCCCAAGGCGAATGGGGTATAAGTAAGCGTGATATTGATAGGCGAGAGATATTCAGATCAATGAAGTCGTATGAGGTCAAAGAGATTATAGAACGACTTAAAAATTCAGGCGAAATACAAGAGAAAGATTTACGTGCCAAGGGGACGGGTAGGCCAACCAAAAGGATTGTTGCAATCGACCCAGAGTTTTTCAGTGAAGATTGATAGATACGCACTCAAAGAAACTATGAGTGATGTAGGGGTTGGCTTTTTACTGGCTTTTCCCATATCGCTTACGGTGCTAAATATATGCAATTATTTTAACGCTTCTATCTTGGCAACATCTGTTGCCCAAACATTTGTTTTTACTATCTTTGCCATACTCAGAAAATATTACATACGCGTTACATTTAAAAAAGGAGAAAAATATGAATCCTAAAATGGAAACAATTAACGATCAAAAAAGAGAGGAGCGAGTCGCTGGATTTATCGAGGGTCTTTGGAATGTCAGGTGTCATAAATTACCAACCAGCTACGGGCTAGATTATTGGTGTGAGTCAAAGGACTCTTGCTTTTGGTTAGAAGTAAAATGCAGATCCTTTGGTATTGATAGATACGATACTTTGCTGCTTTCGGCTAGTAAACTTAGAATGGGATCAGCTTTGTCTTTGGCAACCAATCATCCTTTCTTGGTGGTCTTTGCTATGACTGATAGTGTTTATGGTCATACTTGGAAGAAAGATAAAGTTTACGATGTCCGTTACGGAACGATTGAAGAACCAATCTATGAAGAGGACTCTGAGCCTTACATACATTTAGCCAAGGAAGAGCTCGATTGTTTATCAGAGCATGCGCTTGGATTTGATAGAGATGAGTTGGGTATTGTTTAACCCATACGACGCTCAGCAATATCTCTATTAACTGGCGATAAACCTATAACGCTTGGGCTTGTTATACCTACAGACCTTTGTGGTATTTGTTGAACTTCGGGTAAATCTAAACTAGCAGATAATCTGGGTATTTGTTTTTGTGCCGTTTGCAAATCAGAGCCAACTTCATCAATCAAGCCCGATATATCAAATTCTTCATCTGCTTTTTGATATTCTTTTATTGCTAAATCTGATAAGTCTCTTGTTGTTTCAAGAATTTCATTACCAATTGTAATTGGTAAAAATAATCTAAGGGCATCTTTTA